ACATATGGGCAGTAGAATAGACCTGCGTCATATGGGGAAGAACCCTTATAACCTGCAACGTAGTACTGGTTAGCAGCAGAGTTTGCAGAATATGGGTCGATATATACACGGAACTTACCGAGTAGAGTACCAGCAAAGGTATTGCCAGTGTCATCTACATTTAGGTTTGCGTTGAGTGCAGGGGTGTAATCGAGAACACCAGCCATGGCTAGAGCAGAAGCAACGTCTGCGGAGCACATGATGATGTTGCCCTTTCCTCTACGAGTTCTTTGTGCGATTGCGTTAGCATCACGCTCGATTTGGAAGAGTAGACCCTTGAACTTCTCAACGGACCAACGACCATTGGAGTCGATGTCGAGGTCGAATTCACCAGCAGTTGCGGTGTTGACGGTAGCACCTTGCTCAGCAACCTTATAGATGGTTCTGATGACTTCGCGGTTGATCTCAGCAAGAATCTCTGTGGAGAGAATGTTTGCGAGTTCAGCCTCAGCATTAAGACCATGGATTGCCTTAATGTCTTGTGCTAGTTCTAGGGAGTACTCAGCTTTGAGAGCACGTGACTTTGCAGTAACGGTTACTTTCTCAATGCTGAATGCCATCTCGTTGAACTGATCGTTACCAACACCGAGATTCTCAGCATTGTCAGTTCTCATACCCTGACCAACAGAGTATGCGAGGGAGTTACCAGTACCAACTGGGTTAAGGACACCAGGGTTGCTTCCAACTTGTGCTGGAGTTGTACCCATACCTGCAGCAGCATCGGACCAACCTTCGGTGAGATCACCTTCGGAAGACTGACCAGAGAATGCAGTATCTGCTTCGTTGAATAGTGCCTCGGTTCCAGACTGACTGGTGTAACGAGAACGCATTGCGAAGATCAGACCAGTAGGACCAGACATTGGCTGGACACCAGCAAGATCATAAGCAACTAGGTTAGGCATTGAGCGTCTGATTAGAGAAATCAGTACGGGATCAAAACCTGCAGTGGTGGTCTCTCCACCAGCACCTGTGAAACCACCATTACCAACTGCGTTGGTTGGAGCTTCAGCAAGGAAGGAGCCAGAAGTGTTAAAAGAATTCTGCTCTCTTAGGAATTTTTCTTGGTTTTCTAGCAGGACAGCGGTTACTGCTCTACGATGGGAATCTTGAATGGAATCAAGACCCTGATGGTCGAGAATAGGTGCCCACTTTTCCTGCAAGTGCTCTGAATTAGCGAACATTTGCGTATACCTCTAAGTGTTTTTTGGTTTGATTAATATTAAATTCAGTTTTTAGCAAACGAAGATAGTGTCTTCAAGTATGCTGCCATAGGTCCAGAAATTACTTCTGGAGCTGGATCAGCACCTTCGGATAGTGTCTCAGTATTTGCTTTTGGAGTTGCTTTTGAAGAGAAATATGATTCTCTTAGCATTTCCAGTTTTTCACGATATGCTACTTCACTTTCAAACTCAACACTTTCAGCAAGTGAAGCGAGCTTCTCTTTCTGTGTCTCTGCGAGACCATCAGAAACTTGATCAAGAATACCCTCAGCAACAGCCTCTGCGAGTCTGGAGTTTAGGGAAACATTCTTCTCAATCTGCTCGTTGAGTTTAGTCTCCATTTCATCAAGTTTTTCTACCATGCTATCTAGTACATCATATTTGTCGTCAGGAATAGTTACATAATGTGCTTCAAAAAGATCCTTCATGCCTGAGAGGAAGCTCTCAGTCATTTCAGCCTTGAGTGCATGTTCTACTACGAGTTGATTTTCGGTCATCCACTCTTCAGAAACATACTCAAGGTAAGAATCTACACGATCAGTTAGAGCTTCTTTGATTTCTTGAACTTCTTCAAGAAGTTGCTCTTCGTACTTAGCCTCTAGGGCTTCTTTAATTTCGGCAACTTTAGAAATTAAAGCTGCTTCGAATACTACTTTTGCTTTCTCTTTAAATTCTTCGGAGAGTTCTTCTTCACCAAGTAGAGCATTGACATCTTCTTCGATATCATACTCTTCTACTTGCTCTTCTTCAGCAACTACTTCTTCACTTTCTTCTTCAGTGACAATTTCTTCTTCAGTAGTTTCTTCTTCAGCAACTACTTCTTCCTCATCAAACTCTTCTTCTTCCTTCATACCCTTTGGCATAGGATCTGCTTTACCAGCAGACTTGGTTACAACGTCCCTAACTTGCTTAAGGGTTGCACCAGGTTCTTTGAGTTTTGCTGAATCGTCGTCAGACTTATAGTTCTCGGGGGTAGGACCACCAAGATCTTCTACGGAAGCTAGCTGTGTTCCTGGATCTGCCATTTTTGGCATAGGATCTGCTGGTTTTGCACCAGCATTCACAGCAGTTTTGGATTGCTTAGTGCCTGCTTCCATTTCCTGTAAATTGTTGTCACTAGACATTTGAGACTCTCCGTTACCTTTAGTTTAGATTAACTATATTTATTTATAAATTAAAACTTTTTATAGTATTTACTACTACTTATAGACTATTCAAAAAGTCATTGAAGAGATTTATTTTATGCTCTTCAAGTGCTCTTTGATCGACAAGAGTATTGATTCTCTTTTTAGTTTGTGATGCGAGTTGTTCACGAAGGATTCCTCCTTCCCAAACCCACTCTCTTCCTTCCATAATTCCCTGAACAAATGCATCAGGTGCAGAAGGATCAGCGACGATATCAGCAGCAGTTGCTAACATGAAATCTTCACCAACTTCAGAATAACCTTCTTTAGTTGGACGAAGAGAACCAATACCTCTGGAAGAAACTCCGAGACATACACCCTCTTTTAAAAGAGACTCTGCAATTTTACCCATTGGTGTTGATAAGATTTG